GATGGTGCGACCGGGTTATCTTTAAAATCTAATTAAATCAAACATTTATAATTGATGGTGTAAATCGGTGTAATTGATGGTTTTATGTTCAATTTTTTATTGATTGCTTAATAATTGTTTAATTTTGCGTTTTTCGTCATCAGACAGTTGTTGAATTAAGGTTAAAGTTAAATCATTAGCAATAAGTTGTGATGTTTTGGTGGAGTGGGAAAATTGCAGGTTGAGGACAAAACGGTGGCCACATTGTGGGTTTAAACATTGGCAATAAATGCGGCTAAGTTCCGGGTGTTCTTTTTGTGTTTTGGTAATGGCGGATTTGTGATGGCAAACTTTGCAAAAGACTGTTAATGATTTTGGCATAGTAGACAATAGTGTAAAATGTTGTTTTGCCATTATAGCAGTCTAGACGTATAGAAGTCTATTTTTAGGATAGACTTCTGGATAGCGTTGAAGTGCTTAATCTTTTTTTAAGTTGCGATAAATTTCACAAAGTTTTTTAATGCCTTGCGGTCTGGTGCTTGCCAGTTCGGACAACACGGCATCGAATTCAGCGGCAAGATCGGCATCAAGTCTGAGTGAAATCGCCTTAACCTTGCCTTCTGCAAGTGCTTTTTTATTGTAAGCGGCAGCAGTTTTCGCGCGTAGTTTTTTGCTATGTTCAGTGTTGCTATTTGCCATTTTTTATCTCTTTTGGTTGTTAATCTTGATTTTTGATTTAGCATTGATTAAGATTGGAGTCATCGGGAGGAGGCAGCCTCCCGATGGATTATCCTAAAACGCTGGCATTGCCATCATTAAAAGGACAATTAGGATTAGAGCTTGATACAACATATCCTAACTCCATTTGTTAGCCCCGAACTGAACGAGTCGGGGCTTTCTCGTTTCTAGCCCTTGCTAGATGTAATTATTATATTCATTAAAATAATAAATGCAAGAGTTTTTTATAAATTATTTTATTTTTGTCTGTTTTCTCTTTTAAATAAGATTTTGTTTTTATTGCTGATTTCCGGGTCTTTGTTGATTTGTGCCGCAATAAAATCTTGTAGTGGGTATGCCTCGGTTTCGCGGTATGCCGCTAAGATTTTCAGAGGGTCACCTAATCCACCGGTGTTGCTCGGGATGATGCCGGATAAGCCGGGTGGGAAACGGTGAGCGGTTAAAACGTCTTGCGCAGAAATGTTTTTAATGCGGTCAAATTCGTCTTTTCTGCCGGTGTCGCCAACGGAGATCAATTTCACGCCGTCAGGGTTGCCGTTAGGGATGTTGATAAACATACTTTTGAAATTGCCAACGCCTTTTGATTGTTCAATCTTTTTTCTGATAGCGTCCTCCGCATCTTGATCTAAGTCAGGGTCAGTAGTGTAGAGGATGAAGCCCATATGTGCGCCGTTTGAGTAGTAACGACGGCGAAAAATGGTAGCGTCACTGTTTAATAATGCTGACTCAATACCGCCGACGTAATCGGGCGCGCCGTAGGTTTGTTGTAGCGGATCATAGAGTTTAAGGAAAATAATATCGTTTTTGTCGTAGTGATAATATTGCGCCGTGTCGTTGTAGAGCGATTTACGCAGTAAATAGAGATAGTTGCCATCTTGCTTAACGCGGAAATAGAGGGACGATAACACGTGCAGGCGGATAACCTCACCAAACACATTGCGAATTTTTAGCAAGGCAACATCGCCAAACTGGATAAGGTTTAAGCAGAGTGTTTTCATATCAACAAAGTCGCCGACAAATCCGGCACTGACAATATTGGCGCGACTTTGAAGAATGCCGCAATGTTGGGCGTTGTGATATGGTAGTTTTGCTAAAATAGCCCGATTGTAGGGTGGCAGGTAACAATTTAAGGTGTTATCAACAACAAGCCCTAAATGTTCAAGCCCGCTTGGCTCGAAAAGGTTAAACGCTTGTGGCATCTGTTTCGTTACCGCTTTATTTTGCTTTTGTTTTAAATAATATTTAGCCATAGTTTGTCCTTTTAGTTTAGTTTAATGCCCACGTAGAGCGTCGGCGCGGTTTGTTGTTTAATTCTTTTCGGTTGATGGCGTTAGCAATTGCCCAAAACACATCAGCGTGTTGATTCTGGCTGGTGCGTTCTGCAACAAAGGTGGCCCTATCGCCAGATTTTGTAGTAGTTTGTTTAATCATCAGAAATGCTGCCGGAATATCAGACTCTTGGTTTGACCATTCCAACATATTTTTTTCGATTAAATGGTGTACTTTTAAGACGAGTGCCGCTTTGCTTTCTACACTATAAATAATCGGCACGGTTTCACGCCGTGCAAACAAGGTGATCATTTCATACACGCCCACGCCAACGCCGCTGGTATCAATGCCGATATAGCTCACGTTGTAGCGTTGGTAGATTTGTTTAATCTGTTCCGCCTGATAGCTATAGCTTAAGCCGTGCCATTGGTGGCGTTCCAATATGCGATATTTTTCGCCGGGCAGCACCGGTGGCGCAATTACCACAAAACTTGCACCGTCGTAGCTTTTTGCTGGGTCATAGCCGCACCACACTTCACGATTATCAAGAGGGCGGTCACTATCCGGTCGAAAGTCTTGCCATTTGCTGATGTCGGTTGCACATTTGAGCAGTTGTGAAATATTGAAAATGGAGTCGGCGTCATCAATCCATTTACACATAAATAACTGATCAAAGGCGGCTTTGTTATATTTGCGCTTTAATGCCTCAAGGTCGAACAGCTCGCCGGCACCGCCGGCTAATGCGTCATCAATGGTGATAACGTACCGCCATTGACCATCAGAGCATTCACGACCGCCGTCACGCATCTCTTTTATTGTCGGAAACGGTATATTTTTGCGCTTTGCGTCTTTGCCGCGCCAATCATCACCATTCCAGAATTGGTAGGCACTATGTCGCGTTGAGCTTGGCGTGCTGAAGTAGGTCTCGCGCCATTTTTTGTGCGTTGCCATTGCGGAGGCAACGGTATAAAACTCGGTAAAATTGCGCAGCCACGCATATTCATCACCGTAGATATGCCCGTGATAACCTTGTGCCGTGCTTTTGTTGGTCGACAAAAAATGCAATTCTGCGCCATTGCTTAACACAATCGGATTCCCTTTTAGCTCAACATCAAAAAACTGTAGAGCCATTTTGCGGATGTAGGTTAAGAAAATTTCCGCTTGCCGTTTTGAGGCGGACAAAAAGATTTGGTTATCACCGGTTAAAATCGCATCTTCAAGTGCCTCAAAGGCAAAATAGTAGGTCATACCGACTTGTCGTGATTTTAAAATATTGCGCACTTTTCGGTGTTTATTTTCTCGACAAGTCAATTGATATTTAAATAACGTATTTAAAAACGGTTGCATCATTTCCGGCGTAACGTGCGAAATGTCGTTTTTCTTGCGTCGTTTTGATTTTTTGCCTTGGCTTTGATCCGGCTGTTCGTTGTGCCGGTCGTTATATGTCATTGCTGCAGTGCTTTTCGCCGCTTGTGTGGCACGTTGTTTCTTATACTGCAGGTCTTTGTCGATAAGCGATTCCAACTCTTTAATTTCTTGTTCGGTTTTGTTTTCGCGGTCGACCAGCGTCAAAATGCGCAGCGAGATCAATTCTTCAACGCCGTGTTCATTCAGCAGGTTGCGCCAGTTGTATTTTTCCGCCCAATAGTAGATAGGGCGCGCACTGTTTAGCTTTAATTCTTGTGCAATTTCTTGCGGCGTGAATTTTTTTAAATAGAGGTGTTTGGCGGCGTAGATAATCTCGTCGCTATAACGTGTTGATTTTCTGATTCTTAATTTTGTTTCTTTCATAGGCGTAATTTTGCGCACTCTTGGCTAAAAAATCGTGTAGCAATTTTCGGAAATGGTCGGAAATGCGAGGATAACCGACCATATCCGACCATTTCCGAATTTTGGCGGATGCAATTTGTGCAAAAAAATCACAAGATAGCGGCAGATTTATTTTTAAGCGTGGAGAGAGTGTAAAAAATGGCAGATAAATTGGAGCTTGTAACCGATTTTGTTTGTGTGGCAACCAGCGGTAAAACCGCAGACGGTCGGGAGATTTCAGCGGAAGACTTGCACGCAATGGCGAAGAATTATGATCCGTCAGTCTATACCGCGAATATCTGGTTGGAACATTACCGCTTTTTGTCAAATTTTGGGCAAGTCAAAGAGCTGAAAGCAACAGATGAAGGCGGAAAAACAAAATTGTATGCTCGGTTGGCACCAAATGCGCGCTTGCTTGAGCTAAACAGAGAGGGTGTCGGTTTATTTACCAGCATTGAAATTACACCAAATTTTGCCGATACCAACGCCGCCTATTTGACAGGCTTAGCGGTTACAGACAGCCCAGCAAGCATTGGCACAACGCAGCTCCATTTTTCTAAGCGTATCAAAGATGATGTGATTGTAGGGCAGCCGGAAAAACTGGAAGCGAGCTTATTTACTAAAGAAGAGCAGCAAGAATTATCAGCATTAAAACGCTTTTTTACACGCCTTTTTAATTCCGAAAATAATAACAATAACGAGGAAGAACCAATGGATAAACAACAATTTGCACAACTGGAACAAACGATCACCGCGGCGATTGCGGCAGGTTTTTCCGCTATGCAGGCAAAAGCGACAGCAGAGCAGGAAAAAGCAGAGCCGGCAAAATTTGTAGCGGAAACAGAAAAAACAGAGCCGCAAAAATTTGCCACAGAGCAACAAGTGGCAGAGTTATCCGCAAAAGTGGAGCAGTTAACGGAAGCGTTTAACAAGGCGACACAACAGGCGGTGACAGAAGTTCCACAAGGTGAGCCGACAAAATCGGCGTTAAATTTTGCCGTTTAAGCGGTCGGAACAAATAAAAAAGGGGACAAAATGAGACGTAAGGCGGAGTTTTATTCATTTTTGCGCAATGTCGCAAATTATTACGGCACAGACGTAGATGCATTAATTCGGGGCGAGTCGTTTGCACTTGAAGTGCCGAAAGCAGCGGAGCTTGGCGAAAATATTCAGCAACGGTCTGAATTTTTAAAATCCATCAATCTTGATTATGTGACCGATGTGTCGGGTTATAAATTGCGTGGCGCAACAGAAAAATCAATTACCGGACGAAAGAAAGACGGACGCTATTTGGCACGTTTAGACCATACACAAGGCAAATATCAGCTGGCAGAGACCGACAGCGGCATTATTGTGCCGTGGGCAATGTTTGATAATTTTGCCCGTTTTGGCGACCGTTTGGCGGCGTTGTATGCCGAATTTGTACAGACGCAAATCGCCCTCGACCAATTAAAAGTGGGCTGGTATGGCAAATCAGTTGCGGAAAACACCTCGGCAGTAGATATGTCGGATGTCAATAAAGGCTGGATGCAGCTTGAGCGCGAAGAGAAGCCGGAGAACGTGATGAAGGATGGTGCAACCGTCGGAAAAATTAAAATTTTCGGCGAAGGTGCAGACTTTGAAAATCTTGATCATTTAGCGGCAGAACTAAAAAGCGGCATTGATTTGCGTCACCGTGATCGCAATGATTTAGTCTTTTTAGTCGGTGCCGATTTAATCGGCAAGGAAGCGGAATTAATCAATAAAGCGCACGGTTTAACGCCGACAGAAAAAGCAGTGTTAGGTTCGCAAAATTTACTCGGGTCATTTGGTGGAATGCGCGGCATTGTGCCACCGAATTTCCCGGCGCGTGGTGCCGTAGTGACAACATTATCCAACTTGTCGATTTACGTGCAGGATGCCAGCGTGCGCCGTTCGTATCGCAACGACGAAGACAGAAAAGGCATTATTGACAGCTATTACCGCAACGAAGGCTATGTGGTTGAAGATGCCGGCTTATTTACCGCAATCGAATTTGAGAACGTCAAATTACCGGGCGAAGACGACTAACTGATTGAGGTGGCTAATGGGGTTTCGTGATTATCAAAAGCGAGTTCTGGCGTTAAAGGCGTTAGAGCAGCAATCGCCGGATAAGGTGCATCAGGCAGTTAAAAACAGCAACGCAACCACGCAGGTGTTGGAGATTGCTTTAAATAATGATATTGCACGTATCCGCGAAATCTCAAGTATAGCAGAGCGTGCGGAGTACAAGCGCGACCATTTCTTGCCGAAATGGTTGCCGTTTGTGGATGAGTATTTTCAAAAAGGGGAGCGGTATCAAAATGACGTACTTGTCTATTGTATTGTCTATCTGTTTGATGTGGGCAATATTGATCACGCTTTACGACTTGCCGAGCGAGCCATTGCCGAAAATCAGGCAATGCCGGATAGATTTAAAAGCAACTTGCCGACGTTTGTCGCTGATCAAGTGTTTAGTTGGGCGGATAACTTGGCAGCAGTTGCGCAGAGCGTGGAGCCGTATTTTAGCCAAACTTTTGAAAAAGTGGCGCAGACGTGGCGGTTGCACGAAATCGTAACTGCTAAATGGTACAAGTTGGCGGCATCTATTTTAATCAGGACGGAAAACGGCAAAGTTCACGCCGCGTCAATTGATGATTTGGAGGCGTTGACTGTTGCCTTATATCTCTTGCTTTGTGCACAGCGGATTTATCCGAAATGCGGCGTAAATTCGTTGATTGAGCGAGTCGAAATGCGAATTAAAAAACTCTCACCAGGTGCCAATCCAACGGCTTTAGTGTCGCAAATTACATTTGATGACGCTATTGCTAAGTTGAGTGCGGCACACCTTAATCGAGGTGAGCAATGCTAAACGGCAATGTAACTGAATATCAAGACGAAATAATCGAAAGCACTGGATTTTGGGGGAATATCAATATTGCAGAGTTTCAACGGCAACGTGCGATACCGTTTCAAATGCCTTTAGAAATGGTGCGTGCGGCGTTGGTGCAAGCAATGCAAGAAATGGAAATTGAGCTTGCAGACGTTGTAGAAAAATATCAATCAGACGGTTACGCCTATGTCGAAAACGTTGGCGGCGTGAGATTTGATGGCGATAACTTTTTACAAATACAGTACAAAAAAGCCGTATTTGCACGTGCAAAAGCGGATTTATTGCCGGAGTTTATGACGCTATCAGCAAGAGAGGTGCACGAAAATCGGGATTTAGTGCAGGAACGTAAAGCCTTGTTAACAGAAGCGGCAATGGCGGTCAGAGCAATCAAAGGTAAAAAGCGGAGCGGCGTATGGCTAATTTAATGTTATATCAACAATTATTAGTGTTCTTACAACAGAAATTGCCGGCGCGTTATCGTAAAAATTTATTGGCGTGGATGGAAAGTGGTACGTTGATCGATCAGGGTAAAAACGTAACAGCGGAGGGCATAGAGATTGCGCATATCCGCTATAAAGCCACGTTCTTATTCAATGAATTGCCATTTAATCAAATCAATGTCGCCGAAATAATGGCGAACATTCAGCTTTGGTTGAATGAGAATGATGAGTTGCGTTATCAGCTGGATTTTGCCGACACCGATTTTGATGTGGATATTTATGATGATGATACTGCCGATCTGACGTTTGTTGTGGAATTTCAAGAGCCTATCACGGCAACGGCAACAAAAAAGCCGGCAAAAGATACCTTGATGATTGACGGCATAAGTTATCGCATTAATCCAATTGAGATTTATATCGCTGAAGAGGTTGAGGTGGTTAATGACAGCACGGGTTAGCGGTTTTACATCATCATCATATCGAAAAATAAAACGTACGCTAAAAGCGTTAAATTTACCGACACAGAAGCAAAAAGAAGTTTTAAAGCTGACGCTTTGGCGTATTAAAGGCGAAGCAAAGAAAAACATCACGGCACAGCGAACGCCGGATGGTAAACAGTGGCAGAGCAGAAAAAGCGACAGTAAAAAGAAAATGTTACGCCGTAGGGGGCGACTGTTAACGATAACGTCAAATAGCGGCAAAGAGGCGGTTTTGGGTTATCGCAATAAAAAAGAGGGTGAGTTGGCAGCGTTGCACCATTATGGGCAACAAAAAACGGTAGTAACAAAGGCGGAGCTTGAAGAGTTAAGGGTTTGGCATAGCGGTAACGGTGAGATGTGTACGGAACATCAGGCGATCCGCTTGCGGTCATTAGGGTATCAGCTAAAAAACAAAAAAGGAAAGCTGGTTAAGCCTAGCAAAGAAGCCATTATGGCAACCATGAGTAAGGGGCGCGCCGGTATTTTGATTAGAATGCTGAAGCGTGAAAAAGCAGGGAATAAAAGCAAAAAAGGCACGCCGGCACGACCGACATTAAATACAAATACGCAACACAATGCGGAAATTTTAACGGAAGTGATTGAAAAAGTGCTGAAAAATTAGAACAACAAAAAGGGGCAAAATATGACATTTCCATCAGCAACGATTAACACGCTTAATTTATTAAGCGGCGAAACAAAAGAGATTGAGCGGCACGCATTGTTTGTTGGCGTTGGCTCAAAAAATAAAGGTAAGTTGTTGGCAGTCACGCCGGACAGTGATTTTAATGAAATTTTTGGTGCAAGTGATACCGCACTAAAAAAACAGGTTTACACAGCGATGGTGAATGCCAACACGGATTGGTTTGCGCACGTCTATATTGCGGATGAATCAAGTTATGACTTTGCACAAATTGTGCAAGATGCGCAAATCGTGTCTAGTTTTGAGTATGTGGTCAACACCTACACAACCGGCATTGATAAGGCAGCGATTAACGCATTGCAAACTTTATCGCGCGAATTATTAATGACTTACAGTCGCAGAACATTTTTTATTCAAGCGTTGGATGGTTGCAGCACTGATTCCAGCAACGGTGAAACGTGGGATCAATATGTGGCACGTTTGACAGAGTTGCAAAAAACGGTGGTTGCTGATCACGTGATGCTAGTGCCAAATTTAATGGGCAATGATGTCGGTGCGTTGGCTGGGCGATTGGCTAATTCGGCGGTGACCATTGCCGACAGCCCGGCACGTGTACAGACCGGTGCATTGGTCAATATTGGCAGTAATAAGCCGAAAGATAAAGACGGTGTAGAAATTAGTATTGCACATTTAAAAGCGTTGGAGCAGGCACGTTACTCTACTTTTATGTGGTATCCGGATTATGACGGCTACTACTGGTCAGACGGTCGCACGCTTGATGTGGAGGGTGGCGATTATCAGGTGATTGAGAATGTGCGCGTGGCAGATAAAGCAGCACGAAAAGTGCGCTTGTTGGCAATTGCCAAAATTGCGGATCGGTCGTTTAACTCAACCGCCGCAAGCACGGAATATCATAAAAATTATTTTGCAAAACCGCTCCGCGATATGAGCAAAGGCGCGGAAGTGGCAGGCAAACAATTCCCGGGTGAATGTATGCCGCCGAAAGATGACGCAATTACCATTGTTTGGAAGAGCAAAGTTAAGGTTGAGCTTTATATGAAGATTCGCCCTTACGATTGCCCGAAAGACATTACCGTGAATATTTTCTTAGATTTAGAAACCTTGGGGGATTAATAGATGGGTGCACGCATTTCAGGAATGAACGTTGATTTTTTCGTGCTTGGCTTTCCGGTACACGCGGAGTCGGTCAGCTTAAACATTAGTGATAGTTCGGATGTCGCACAAACGCGCGGCATTCCCGATGGCTTTGTTGATGGTGATGTTAAGGGGGAGGGCGAAATTGAGCTGGATGCGAAAAATTTTGGCAAGTTATCCGCAGCAGCGGCAGCAGCTGGATCGTATCGTGATATTCCAACGATTGATTTAGTGTTCTTTGCCAGTCGTGGTGGTGAACGCTTAAAAGTGGAGGCGTTCGAGTGTAAGTTGTTGCCGACCGATATTTTAAATGTGGATTTTAAAGGCGGGCAAAAACATACCACAAAAGTGAAATTTTTTGTCACTAGCCCGGACTTTGTACGCATTAACGGTATTCCGTATTTATCCGAATACGATACTCGAGATTTAATCGGGTAAACAGCTTTAGGCGACAGACCGGCATTAACAGAAGAATAATTATAAGCAGAAGAGGGTCTTGTTCGCCTAATTTTTGTTTGGGGGATGTATGAATAAATTTGATGGGGTTTCTTATTTAGGGTCAGCGGTGGCACTTGTGAGCGGTTTGAGTTTACACGAGTGGGCAGCGGTGTTTGGGATTTTGTTTGGTTTTTGCACCTTGCTGATCACTTGGCATTATAAACAAAAAGAGTACGAATTGCGTCGCCTTGAATTGAATGTGCGACTTGCGGAAGCGGAAAGCAAAGCGGAGTCGGTTAAATGTTAAAAAAAGCGGCAGGCAGTGTCTGTTCAGTGGCGGCAGTGATTGCTATTTTGTTGCTAAATAGTGGTGATGAGTTAAGAACAAGTGCAGCCGGATTGGAATTAATCGGCAATGCAGAGGGGTGCAGAACACAACCTTATTACTGTTCCGCTAATGTGTTGACAGTTGGTATTGGCAGCAGTGAGTTAAGCGGACAACCGATTGAACAGCGACAATACAGCTTGCTGGAAATTGCCGACCGTTGGGCAAAGGATATTAAACAGGCGGAAACGTGTGTCAATCGTTATGCCAACGGCAAAAAAATGCCGCAAGGGGCGTTCGATGCGTTGGTTTCCATCACCTTTAATGTCGGTTGCAGTGCGATGCGAAAATCAACCTTGTACGAGATGGCAAACAGTGGCTACACGCCACAAATGTGTGATCAGTTTTTAAAGTGGGTCTATGTCGGCGGTAAAAAGTCGAACGGTTTAATGCAGCGGCGTGATCGGGAGCGTAAGTTATGTTTATCAGGCTATTAAAAAATCACGCTGTAGTATTTGTATTTAGTTTGCTTTATGCAGCGACGTTTATTTTAGGTGCGGTAGACAAGCAAAAGCAAATCGCCGCGATTGAAAAACAGAAAACGGCAGAGATTGAAAAAATAAATCAAGCGCATCAACAACAAATTTTAATGTTGCAGCGACAAGCGGAAATCTATCAGCAGCAACAGCAATTATTGATAGATAAAGTGACTGAAATGCAACAAGCAGCACAACAGCAAGAAAAGGCGATAAATGAAGCGTTGGAAAGTAATAAAAATTGGAGTGATGAGCGTGTGCCTAGCGATGTTAGCCGCTTGCTCAACAACCGAAACAAAGCTAACTAAACAACCGATATTTTGCCCGATAACCACAGCTTGTCAGCAAATAACGGTAAATATCACCACAAATAAAGATTTAGTAATGGCGTTGCATAAATCCTTAAATCAAACGGATATTTGTGTAACGGCATATCAACAATTAAAACACTGTATAAATACACATAATAAAGGAGACAACAATGAAAACTAAGACTGCACAGCAATTATTAGAAGAGCTTACCGGCAAAGAAAGCGTAACCATTAATATTGGTGGCGTTGAGCTGGTGTTTAATCGTGATAATGCGGCGATTGATGCTTTATTTAATGAGGTCGCCAGTGGAAACGTATTAACGCCGGTGAAAGATTATTTATTGCAGGTGGTAAGTAAAGAACATAAAGAAGATTTACTCACCATCATTAATGCGCCGGGTGTTGCGGCGAAAATCGCCGAAAAAATTAACTCGGTATTTGTGCCAAAAATTGAAGTTACAGTAAAAAACTAGCTGAACGAGCGAGAGCGATTGAGAATAACGGCTACTCACAGGCGATAGCGTTAAGAATGCACTATTTGCCGCAAGCCGATAATTCAGAAATCAACCTCGCTCGGGCAGTATGGTTGAACAAGCAATTTTTTGAGAATTTATCCGATGCCGTGGCAGTCGGTATCGGAAAATGTTTTTAGAGTAGTTATCTTGACGAAATGCGTTTCGTCGAGATGTCGTTAAGGGTAATGTTATGGCGTTGGGAATAGCCGGTCTTGAGTATATTTTAAAACTTAATGATCAGATGACTGCACCAATTAAAGGCATTATGGGGCAGTTTGATGCGCTTGCTGGTAAGGGTAAAGCAGCAATGGGGAATATTGCTGCAGGCGCTGCCGGTATTGTCGCTGCCGGTTATTCGATTGCCAGTGGTTTGCAACCGGCGCTTGAAACCTCACGCGCGTTAGGTGAAGTGAAATCGCTCGGCGTGGCAGAACAGGCATTGGAGCAACTGAAAAATAAAGCCCTTTCTTTTACCTCTTCTTTTGGCGGCGCAGCGGCAGAGTTTGTGCGCTCTGCTTATGATATTCAATCCGCAATCGCCGGATTAAACGGCGATGAGTTATCTGCATTCACCGCCGCATCTAACCTGTTGGCAAAAGGCACGAAATCCACAGCGGCAACCATTACCAACTATATGGGGACAATGTACGGCATTTTTGCGGACGAAGCGGCAAAAATAGGTAAATCCGACTGGGTGGATAAAATCGCCGGACAAACCGCACTTGCGGTAAAAATGTTTAAGACTGACGGAAGCAAAATGGCACAAGCCTTTTCCACGTTGGGAGCATCAGCAAAAGCGGCAGGCGTAGAAGTTGCGGAGCAATTTGCCGTATTAGGGGCTTTACAAGCCACAATGGGAGGCGGTGAGTCAGCAACGCAATATAAAGCCTTTTTAGCTGGTGTGGGCAAAGCGCAGAAAAAGCTCGGTTTAACCTTTACCGATTCAAACGGCAGAATGCTAGATATGGTCACGATTTTACAGCGTATCAAGGATAAATACGGCGATTTAAGCAATACCGCATCAGCAGATCTTATTACGTCAGCGTTTGGTTCAGATCAAGCAACGGCATTAATTAAATTATTAATACCACAAGTTAGAAACCTCACCGGCAATATCAAAGATTTACGCAATGTTAGTGGCACGGCAGATTTGCAGAAAATGGCGCAAGCGATGACTGATCCGTGGCAACGGCTTAGTGCGATTATGGTCAATATTAAAGACAGTATCGGTGGGCAGGTGCTGAAAAAGATTGAGCCGCTTGCCAATAAAATTGCTGATATGGGCAAATATGCGGTCGACTGGCTGAATGCTAACAAGTATATCGCAAGACTGATCGGCTTTATTGGTATCGGTATCACAGCACTGGCAGGTGCCGGCGCGTCATTGATGTTATTAGTCGGGACGTTTAAGTTGATGGGTGTTGGTGCGAAAGGGGCGTTGTTGCCAATTACCGGGTTGCGCGGCGCAATTTCAGGCGTAGGTGCAAGCGGTGCCGGTTTAGGCAAAATACTGATTAATGCCTTTGCTGCACCGGTGCAGCCAATCAAAAGCACGCAAAAATGGGCGAATTTACTAAAAAATGCCTTTGGCTCAATGTGGGGCAATGCGGTATCCGGTTTTAACGGTTTGCGTTGGCGTTTGGCATTGTTGCCGGATCTGTTTAAATCCATTTTAGGCAATGGAATATCGCTTAAATCAATGTTTGCCGGTGTTGGGTCAGGCATTAATTTACTCGCTAAACCGTTAAATATGGTGAAAGGTTTGTTTTCCGGTTTATTTAGTGTGGCGTTTCGTTTGCTTAATCCGTTTACCTATTTGCGCTTGGTAGTGATGGCACTGTTTAGCCCGTTATCAATGGTGGCACTGCTTATCGGTGGTGTTGCTATGTTGGCGTATAAATTCAAATCACAATTGGCTGCCGTTTGGGATGGTATCAAAATCGGTTTCGGTAGCATTAGTGACAGATTGCAACCATTATCCAATGCGTTTGCCATTTTTAAAACCGCAATCGGGAAAATTGCGGATATTTTTAGTCGTATCACCGGCGGAATGCGTGCAAGCAGTGCAGAAGCTGGGCGATTTGTGCAGATCGGGATGGTGATTGGCAATGTGCTTGGTACCGGATTAGAAATTGTTGCCGGGTTTGTCGAGTTATTGGCAACGCAATTTTTAAACGTTGTTGAGATATTTGGCAATGTTGCGGATGATTTGTTGGCAATGTGGGACGGTGTGGTTGCCGGCTGGGAGGCTGGCGATGCAATGCAAATTTTCGGCGCATTGGCGCAGGGCATTACTAATATTTTCGGTGATGTTTGGCAAGGGGTTAAAAAGATGTTTTTTGACTCACTTAATTGGATTATTCGACAAGTTAACAAAGTGGGCGATTATATCGGCATTAAAATTCCGGAAATTAAAGTGGAGTCGTCGGTTCTGGAGACTAAAAACAGCAATTTACAGCTTGATGAGAGTATTAAGCCGAATGCCAGACCGCAGATTAACACAACCACGCAGGGTTTGATTTCAACCGCGATGACGCAAAATAGAGCAGTGAATAATTCAATGGTGATTCAGAAAATGGAAGTAAATGCCAATAATGCGGATGAATTTAAGCGCACAATGCAGCAGCAACAGGATAGGCAGGCATTGAAGTATGGATAATAAATATTTCGACCTTTTAATCACTAATGACGATTTAACGCTGGACAGCGGTAACGTGCCGATTTTATGCAATAACCGCATTTCAATTGCGCAGGATATTAAACACGCCTTGCGTGAAAGCGGATTAGTGACCGCCTTGATCGCAGAGCGTAGCCGCATTTTAAGGCGCGATATTATCTTACAAATGACGTTTTTAATTGAAGAAGATGAGCGATTAGTACCGGGTACGATATTTATTACTGAAGAAAGTTTAAATCGCTTGTTTATTACCGCAGAAACATACGATTTTGGCTCGATTGAATTAGGGGTGAATTTAAATGAGTCAGTTTGAGCAGATATTAAGAGAGTCGGGGCTGCCGACGCAAGAAAACGAAATCAGACAGCAGTTTGAGCAGCTCACCGCGGCAGAAAATTTAATTACCAATACCAGCAGAATGTCGCCGTTTTGGCGACTGGTGACTGCTATCGCCGTTCAGCCAGTGAAATGGCTAACAGATCATTTAATTACGGAGATTTTACCCAATCTGTTTTTGCGCACCGCACGTGGGGCGTGGTTGCGAATGATGGCGTGGAGTGTGGGGCTTGATTTTAAAGAGGCGACAAAAGCGCAGGGCGTGATCACATTTACTAAGCAAAGCGATTTAACGCCAATTACGATTAAAGCCGGCACCGTGGTGCAGACCGAACGCATTAATGATGTCGTTTTTAAACTGGTTGTTACCGAAGATACCGTTATTCCAAAAGGGCATTTATCCGGAAAAGTGTCGGTCATTGCGGAACAAGCCGGCACGAGCTACAACCTTGCGGCTGGATATTATCGCATTCTAGCGGAACAAATTAATGGCGTGGTCAGTGTCGAAAACGGCGAGGATTGGTTAACCACGCCGGGCGCAGACAAGGAAACCGATGACGAATTGCGAATGCGTTGTCGCAATCAATTTGTTGCCAGCGGTAAACATCATATTGACAGTGTTTATAAGGCAATGGCGGCAGAAATAGCCGGCATATCGGTCGACCGCATTTATTTTAAACACGATGCACCACGCGGCCCAGGTACGGCAAATATGTATTTATTGTTGGATACCGGTGTGGCAAGTCAACCGTTTATTGACAAAGTTAACAAACATATTCGCGATGATGGTTGGCACGGCCACGGCGATGACTTAGTGTGTTATGCAATGCCGGAGACCAAACATAACATTGTTTGTCGAGTCTATTTTTACAGCAATTTTAATTTATCCGCCGCGCAAAAAGCGGAAACTTTAAAGCGTGTTGAAGATATTATCCGTTGCGCTTTTCGCGAAAATAACAATTTTGAAGTAACCAAAACCTATCCTTATCGCCGTTTTAGTTGGTCATTGCTGGGGGAAGAGATTCATCAACTTTGCCCCGAAGTTGGATCCTTGATTTGGGAACAGCAAGATATCGAAAGTGATATTAGTGTGCCTAGAATTCAGACACTGACCGTAAAAGAAGAGCGGGGGGGGGGGTAATTAATGAATATTAAATTGCCGTTTTGGATGGATGGTGCTGCCGTTAGGCAAATCGCCGATCTTTTTGGCAAATGGTGGAATTTATCAATTAAAAAAATGATTGATTTACCACTAAAGTTGCTTGATGAAGAGAATTGCAGTGAAACAATGTTGAACTTAATTGCTTATGCGAGAGATGTTGAGCGTTTCGAGAATGAGCCGCTAGCACTGTTTCGCAAGCGTGTGAAATATGCGTTTATTAATGCGCAAGATGCAGGCAGTAAAGCAGGATTTATCCGTATATTTGAACGGCTAGGGATTGGTTATGTGGAGATTGAAGAGCGTTTCGACGCAGAAAATTGGGATGTCATTAAAATTATTTTAAGTGACTCGCAAATGGCACATAACAGAGAGTTACTCAATTTAATTATTAGAAAATACGGCAGAACGTGCCGCAGATATACTTATGAAGTGATTACAAAATTACCGCTGCATTTATCAGCAAGAAGTTTTAATCACGATTATGTGTGCTATATACCAAAATAACAATAATAAGGTGAGTTATGGCGAGCAAGCTAACACAAGCATTTGAAACTTATATTAGAGATTCAGTTGTCAATCATACTCCAGTGGTTTTTGACGAGTTTATTTTTGCCAATATCCCGGGGTTGAATGATGACAATTTAGATAGTCATTTGACAATACCGCAAGCAAATCAAATAGTACATAGACAAGCAGTGTCGCAAATCGGTGCGCTGAATGAAAATGCAATTGTTTATTCTGTCACTATTGGCACTGAAATTGGCAATTTTGACTTTAACTGGGTTGGCTTAGTTAATAAATCACAAAATTTATTAGCTTGCGGAATTTATACCGGGCTAACATCAAAAATTAAGAATAAAGAGCAGAAGCAAGGGAATAGTATTACTCGCAGTGTATTGCTTGAATTTCCACGTGCGCAAGAATTAGCGAATGTATCGGTTAGCGCTGAAACGTGGCAAATCGATTTTACAATGCGATTAAGCGGCATTGATGAAAAAATCCGTCTAACAAATCGGGACTTATACGGTCGAGCCGTCTTTTTTGATAATGCCTTTTTGCTAAAACGTAAAAGCGGCAATGTCTACACGCTAGATAGCGGGCACGCTTACATTGAAGGTGTGAGAGCGGAAATTAAACAGACGGAAGAAGTTACCGTGCCAACGTTACCGGCATCAGTCTATATTGATGTTTGTCATCACGCCACAGTTACCGGTGCATATCAGACCGAAATTAAATATTTAACGCAAAGTAAAAATGATTATGTTGGATCGGATGGCTACCAGCACTATGTGCAAATTATCGCAGATATTGCCAGTAACGGCACAATTACAGATAGGCGCTTAACAGATAACGCTCCGCCATATATTGCGGAAAGCAAAAAATCCAGTTCGGTGTCATCAACAAGTAAAGAGACAGTAGCAACAAGTTACGCCGTCAAAACCGCTTATGACAAAGCCAAAGCTGCCGACGACAACGCTAACACGCGCGTCAGTAAAAGCGGCGGCGAGATGACAGGCGGTTTGAAGTTAAAAGCAAATTACGGCGTGTCTGAAAAGAAATGGGATTACAGCGGCTTTTATGCCGGCAGCGCCACTCTTAATAATGAAGCTTTGCCTTATTTTCAAATTCATATCGGTTCGTATGGCGGCAATACCTCAGGGTATGCTAAAAGCCTAGGCTTTAATTTAACTAATTATAAAGCTTATGTGATGAACTGGAACTCAGAGGGTGAATATGCAGGCAAGAAAGAGATTTTAACCGAACTGCACCGTAGCGATTTCGTCACCTCAGCCAGCAGCGACACCGTGGCGACCAGTAAAGCCGTCAAAACTGCCTATGACAAAGCAGTAGACGGCGTGAACAAAGCCAATGCAGCACAAACGGCGGCGAATAATGCGCAAACGACCGCCAATGCCGCTATTCCAAGCAGTAAAAAATCCGATTCCGTCACTTCAACCAGCAGTGAAACCGTGGCGACCAGTAAAGCCGTCAAAACTGCCTATGACAAAGCAGTAGACGGCGTGAACAAAGCCAATGCGGCACAAACAGCGGCGAATAAGGCGCAAACGACCGCCAATGCCGCTATTCCAAGCAGTAAAAAATCCGATTCCGTCACTTCAACCAGCAGTGAAACCGTGGCGACCAGTAAAGCCGTCAAAACTGCCTATGACAAAGCAGTAGATGGTGTGAATAAAGCCAATGCGGCACAAACGGCGGCGAATAATGCGAACAATAATGCCAATAAACGTGTATTGGACAGCGTGAAGGTGTCAAATTTAAACACTTTGAGTGGTTCGCAGGTTTTTTTCTGTGATAGTTCTCCAATCGGAGCGCCACCTTGGATTGGCAAAATTGATTTTAACGGTATACACATTGACAGCGGTTTGCAAAGATTTCAGTTGGCAAGCATCGATTATAATGATTTGCGTTATCGGTTTAACGATGATAATAGCGGAGTAGCCGGTGCTGGTGAGTGGAGTCATTGGCGACGTATTGCGATGATAGAGGATTTCACACAAAACCTCTCGGCGACCGGTTGGTGTAGATTACCAAACGGTTTACTGTTGCAATGGGGTGCCGGCAGCGGTGCAGGCAAAAAACAATTTCCGGTGGCGTTTAGGCAGGTTTATCAAGTGGTGAGCTCATCAACGTGTGGCGGTGATGCTAATTATGATTTGGATTTGTTTTTTAACAATACTCACGTGTGGGGGCGTTATCAAACGAATATCCGCTATTTCGCCATTGGCGAGTAGAAGGTTGCCAATGGCGGTCGGTGAATTACATATGTTCAACATAGTTAAGCAGCACCTCGTTGATGCGTGATTGCCAGCCCTTACCGGTGGCGCGGAATTTTTCCAGCACAATCGGTGAAAGGCGAATTGTGGTGGCTTGTTTGGTTGGGGCTTTTTGTTTGCCGCGCCGTTTTTGTTGAGCTTGATGAGTGAGCAGCATATTTAATTGATCGGGCGGCAAAACTTGTTCAATCGGTTTAAATTGAGCAAGTTGTTCGTCGGTTAAAGGGGTTTCAGCGATATTAAACTCTTGATTGGCGTTCATTTTCATATTTTTTAATCTCCCTTTTGTTGGCTTTGCGGAAACTGATGACGCGAATGCCGTTAGGGATAAATTTAAAACAAATAAAATGCAATCTATTACCTAACAGGGCTAACGCGGAGTAACGAATTTCGCCGTATTCAAAACGGTCATCTTGCCAGATTAAGGCTTGCTGCCAATCAAGCTCCGCTGCTTGTTGGAAAGACAATTGGCGAGATTGGATATTTTGTTGATTTTTTACGGCATCAAATTCAATTTTCATTACAGCATCAGTGTGATTTTTATATCTGATTGTACTAACAATAAAACAGATTGACAAGAGAAACAGGAGCAACAATGTACTATTTCGACAAAATAACGTGTAATTTTTATCCGGTAGAGGGCGCGGAAAGCTACTATCCGGATGTCGATTTTTCGCAAATGAAACAGGTGGATGAAGCCACATTTCAGCGCATTATCAACGGCGACGGCGCACGTGCCGCCGATAGTGACGGCAATCCAATTTTAATTCCAAATGCACCGAGCGAATACCACTTCTGGAATGGTACAGCGTGGGTGCTTTCCAGTGAAGGTGAGGCGGAGTTGCTTGCCGAACAGCGCAACCAAATCCGCAATGCTATCAACACTAAACGCGATGCGTGCGTAAACGGTGGTGTATATGTACCCGAGATTGGCAAATGGGTGGACACAGATGAAAAAGGGCGTGCAACACTGGTCGAAATCAAAGCGGATTTTGATTTAAACGGCAAAACCGAAAGCAACGGCGAGCCACGTATTTTTACCCTGATTTGCGCAGACAACACGGCGCAACCATTGGATTTTGACAAATTCAGGGCGGTGTGGAATGCGGCAGCGAAGCTGAAAGAGGGGATGTTTGAGAACGCCTATATGCACAAAATTTTACTCGAACAAGCCGAAAACCCGCTTGAATACGATTGGTCAATTGGCTGGTCGCAAACCTACGAGGACTATAAAAATGAGCAAACAGAAAAGTAAATTTAAACGTTGGGCTTATCACGTTTTAATAGCGATTGACCAACTTTGCAACGCCTTAACGGGCGGTGGGGCGGATGAAACCTTTTCCAGCCGTTGCTACCGCCGTGCGGTGTTGGCAGACAAGCCGAAAAAACGCTGGCGTTTTTGGTTTAAGTTTGTCAATGGTTTATTCCGTGATCCGACACATTGCCAAACGGCGTATGAAAGCGAGTTAAAGCGCAGGCAATATCCAGAGGATTTTGAGGTGATTTAATTTTTAATTTAATCGCATTGCTAAAAATAATAATAACAATAAAAGGAGGAGTTCAGTGCGTAAACGATACACAAAAGCACCGTTACCATTTACCGGACAAAAACGAAATTTTTTAAAACTGGTTGAAAAGGCATTAATAGAAAATATTGATAATGATGACGAAGGTTGGACAATTATTGATGTGTTTGGCGGTTCGGGTTTATTGGCCAGAAATGCAAAGGATATTTGCCCAAAAGCACAGGTTATTTTTAACGATTATGATAATTATGCGGAAAGATTGGCAAATATTAAACAAACCAATCAATTAAGACAGCAACTTGCCCATTGTTTAATTGATGTTAAGCCGGAAGCGAGATTATCAAACGAAAAGAAAAAAGAAATTATTGATATTATTCGCCGTTTTGATGGTTATAAAGATATTAAGGCGTTGACCAGCTGGTTGTTATTTAGTGGCAACGATGTTAAAAGCCTTGAGGCATTATTTAAAAAGTCATTGTGGAATAATTTGACAAAGCGAGATTATCCAGTTGCGGACGATTATTTGGATGGGCTGGATATTGTAAGGATGGATTTTAAAGATTTAATCAATCAGCACCGACACAAAGAAAAGGTATTATTTTTACTTGATCCACCGTATATCTGCACTGAACAGACAGCCTATAAAAAAGAAACCTTTTTTGATTTGATTGATTTTCTGGAATTGATGCGATTAATCAGACCGCCTTTTATTATGTTTTCTTCTGTGAGGAGTGAATTCAATCGTTATATTAATTTTTTAATAAAGTACAAGGAGCGAAATTATCAGCATTTTGTTGATGCGGTTCAACAAAAAATTAATGTAACGGTAAATTGTAATGTGAATTATCAAGATAATATAGTTTATAAGTTTTAATGATAAGCGGATTATTTCCGCTTATTTTTTAGGAGAGAATTATGTGGCGATTGGCAACCTTGCAACTTAATCAGGATACGAAAGAAAAATTAAAACAGATACAAAGCGGCAAGGCGCAACAGGTAAATTTATCGGTAGCCGGCACAAAATTGGGGGTGCATAACTGGACACACGGGAGTAAAACCAAAGACGGTCGCTATTTGTCGCCGCAAAATGCTATCAAGGCGATTGCGGATAAGTTTGTTGACAAATCAGACGCTAATCGACCGGTGGGCAGTGTGGATGTGGTCGGTATAATGATTGCAACACAAAATATTGACGATTTTATTGCACAGCTTGAGCAGGCGGCGGTGTTGTTGCCAGATCCGGTTTTTAAGCAGTCGTACGATTACGCAAAATCACAAAAAGATCTTACAACAACAAAAATGGTTAAAACACCAACTGTAGGTTATCCGGCTTTTTCGCCGGAGGCAGACATTACGCCGCAATCAGCACAAACACTTAACGGCATAATGCGCAATGCTAATGCAGTTGCAATGGCAGTGCGTGGCGATCCATCAACATTAATAAAAAATTTATTGCAGAAAAAACAACAGCGAGAAGCGGAGAATAAACAAAAGCTAGATAAATTGTTATCAACGAAAGCGCAGGTTTATGCGTTTTGCGAAACAGGCGAATTGGCGCAAATCGCATTAAGATTAAATAGCGGTGCGCCGTCGTCAGAATATATTTTTACCGCGTTGATTGTCTATGTAGGCGCGGATTTATCAAATATTAGAGGGATGATCATATGAGTTTTTCAGTGGGGTTATTAAATCAACGACGTAGACCGTCAGTGCAATTGTCACTAAACGGCAAGCCGATCTATATGTCAAATATTATTCTCACCGTCAGTATGCGACGCGAAGAAAAAGATATGAGCGGGCAGAAGTCAAGCACGAAAAAAACAGATAAAGGGGTGAAGGCGAAAGAGATTGATGTAGTGGGAAATATTGCCTATCGGGACAAGCAGCACCTTACTGATCTGTTTAATTTAGCGGAAGCGGTCGACAGCAAAGGGCAACAGGTGAAATATCGTGTTGCAGCTATCAGCGCAGAGGCGGTGAATATGCGCGAAGTGCAGTTCAGTGAGGAAATTTCCGCCGTAGAGCAGCCTAATTTATTAGCGTGGCAAGTCTCTTTTAAATTGCGCGAGGTCAACAGTGTGAGTGAGAAAAAAGAACAGCGCAAAAAGAAACCGACCACGAAAGTGCAAGCCGAAGAGAACGCCACGCAAGCACAAGCGAGCCAAAATGGCAGCGGAAAAGATAAAAGCGGTGATGATGCGTTGAGAACTGATCTTGATAGACAGCTGGAAAAGTTGGGGGTATAGGTGAAAATTATCAAAGAATGCCAGATAGCAGGGCAAGAGTATCATATCAGCGATTTAATGGTGGTGCTGGAGCTGAATAACACTGGGCGTGGCTATGTAGTGATTGCCGCAGATGAGGGTGATTTTGTCGGCAAGCCGGTTACGATTAAGGTCGGCACTTATGATCATTTTTATCAATATTTGCAGGGTTTTGTCGAGCAAGAGCAGGACGAGCAGCCGGGCTATAAAAAATTGTTGATTAAAGAAAATGCCGCTAAGTTAGAGCGTGCATTAAATTGTTCTATTCGACACGCCACGCTGAACGATGTTTGCGCTTTTGTGACACAGCAAACAGGAATAGCCGTTAAAACGCCGGCGCAATCTTATGCGACCACGCCAATTCCGAATTTTACCCATTCGGGGTCGGGCTATCAGTTAATTAATAAATTGGGTGATTTGTTTCATATTCCTAAATACATTTGGCAGCAGTCGCCGGACGGTTCGGTTTATGTCGGCAGTCATAACGACAGCCGTTGGGCAAGCAGAGCCATTACTGTTGACAGTGCTGATATGCTAGCAAGCGGCAGCAATACTATCACCTTGCCAATTTATGCAGCAATCCGACCGGGTGCGATTATTAATAATCAAGTGATCAGCAAAACGGAATTAGTCGGCGATGAGTTGGTTCTGTATTGGCGAGAAAGTGACAGCAACGGCAAGCCGGAACGAAAATCACCGGGGCGCAATATGATAGAGAAAGAGTTTCCGGAACTGGCAGGTGGTTATCACTTGCCACGGCTGGCAAGAATTGTTGGTGTTGCAGACGCAAGTGCAGGCGGTGATATATCTGATCCATTTCGCCCGAAGTATGCGGTGGAGGTGCAGTTGCTGGATGAAAACGGCAACGATGAAAAGGTCGGCGTTTATTCTGCAGTGCCGTTGCCGGTAACCAGTACAGGGTCGCAGGGCGGTGATTTTGCATTTCCGGAAGTGGGGACGATTGTCGAACTGGGCTTTGCTTATGGTCGGCAGGATATGCCGTTTGTGCGCACAATGTTAGCACAAGACAAAACCGTGCCGGCGGTAGCGATTGGCGAACAGCTCAAGCAGCAACGACCGGAGGTGTACGAACGCACAGACGCAGCAGGCAATAAAACACGTGAAACAGATCAAACCATCACAGATAAATCGCTCAACAGAGTTATCAAAACCGACACGGAAACAAAGCAAATCGGCACAAGCACAAGCGAGATTGACGCAGACAAAACAGTGGAAGTTGGCGGAAACTTGACAACGTCGGTTGTGGGGAATATTACGCAAGTCAGTGCCAGCAATATGACAGTTGGCGTTGGTGGTACGTTGGAGCAGCGCATAAGTGGGTTAATGCAGGTGGTTTCAGAGGAGAAAATCCGACACATTGCGCCGAAGTCTTACGCCGGTTCAGAGGGGCAAAATATTTACAGAATCTTAGAGGAAGCATTGCAGATTATTGCTGATGTTGCCGCAACCGCAGCAAGCCACACGCACGGCAGCTCGCCAACGCCGTCACAATCATCAGCATTTGCAAACCAGTCAAGCAGAGCAACAACGGAGAAAGCGAAGCTAACGCCGATAATTGAATAGTTGGCCAACAAGAAATAATAAATAAAAACAATAACATATATAAAAGGGCGTAAGCCCTTTTTTGTTGCGTAAAATTTGCCACGTCAAAACGTACGGCACGAAAAATTCACTCGCTCACCCTCGTTTTTTATAATAAATTTTTATGTTTTTTCAGTTAAGTTTCAGTTGGCAATATTGCACCGTTGCTTGTCATTAGTGGCGTGAAACAGATCACGTTAAAATGATCTTAACTGAAAAAATTTCAGTAAATTACAGAGGTTTTCAGTTTAAGAAATAGCAAAGAAGTGAAGTAAACAAGATAAGTTATTGAAATATAAAATAAAATTATAAATTACGTGAGATTTTATAATAAAATTTATTGCTCAAATTCAATAGCTAGCTTAATAGCTAATTATTGCGGATACTTCCGCCGTGAATGAATAACCGTCAAAATTTCAATTCGGTCATCAAATTCACGGTAAACGATACGATAATGACGACAAAAGATTTCTCTTGTGTTATCGTTTCGTTGCTTGCCGGCGTGAGGGAATGCGGCAATAAGGCGAAACTTTTCGATAAAGGCATTTTTCAGCTTGAGAATACTTAACGCCGAACCGGTATAGGCTTGCACATCCGCTAAAATAGCACGAACATCCGCATCAGCATCCGGCGTAATAAACAAATTTTTAGCCGACATAGTGCATTGCCTCTTCTTGCAAGGTTTCCTCCTCAAGCTCAATGATCAAATTATCAGAAAACTGATTAATATCAGCAAGCCAACTATCAAATGCTACCACATTGCCGGAGTCAGCGTTGCTAATAGCTTTTTTAACTTTTTCTGCCAAAAATTCATCATAACCATCTTCTTTGATAGTGAAAGGAATTAAATTTTTCATTGTGGACTCCTTTAAAACTCCTAAATAAATCTATGTTTGGTATTAACTAATTTATTAATTCCATTGTGTCGGGGTCTATTTTCAAAAATAGGCGATAGAAGTCGTCTATAGAAAATTCTTTATTATCAACAAAAAGAACGTCACCTAAAGAACTTTCTTTGAATGTTCTTGTTGATTTCTTCATAAAGCAGAAGCATTTCCAATAAATGCCTTTTTCAGGATTGAGCATTATTCTATCTAGTCTTAACTCCCTAAGCCCGCCGTTATAGGGATAAGAAAATTTTATAGGCTTATCCGCCCAAATAATGGGTAGATTCTCGTCATTAGGATTTGCAGGGCTTTTTATTGGTTTGTCGTGCATTCCTGCGTTGATTTGCTCGATTAAATTTGTAGAAAAGAATTCATCAAAATAAAATTTCTTTCCAGATTGCAGTTTTATTTTGGTTAAGACTGAATCAGAATCAATGGTATAGGTTTTGTTGTTTAATAAGATATTTAAAAGTTTTGTCGTAGATTTGTTGTTGCTTATAGATAAGACACTAACTAAATGACAGGATATTTGAACTCTTTTCCAGTTTTGACCATAAATAGAAAATGAAATTAAATGAGGTTTCTTTAATTCTATTACTGTTTTTTCGGTGTTATTTTCCCTTTTCATTGCAACCTCTTATTTTAATCTAACTTAAAACTTATTCTTTACCCACAATATGAATATTCCCATTGCCAACCACATTGTTGGAAGAGCCTTGCACGGTTTGGGAAATAGAAGCAACCTTATTTTTAATGCCTGACATATAGGCTATTGCATCTACTTTCCCTCTTTCATCAAGATCATTAAACGCAATCAATGCCATTTTTTCTTGAGTAGAGAGCTGTTTTGTTTGTTCTCCCCACAGTAAGAAGTCCACAGAAACATTAAATTGATTGGAAATTTTTATCAGATTTTCTAGTGGGATTGTGTTTCGCTTTTTCCAAGAAACTATTGATGCAGCCGTAAGCCCTAAAATTTCCGCGAGTTCTTTGTCCTGAAATACATTAGAAATTTTTTTCATACGATCCACTATTTCAGATGAATTTATTTCAATAGGGTTTTTCACAGAGGTACTCCCATGTTATTTACAATTTAAATCTTTTAAATTATAATTTAAATAAAGTAAACTAAAGCAACATTAGTTACAACAGAAACAAACATAGCACAAAAGGGGAGGATTTCCAATGGAAAACAAGGCTAAAAGTACGCCGATAGTTCGACTAAACAGAGCGACGAGTGTCGCCGTTGAGCGGCTTGCGGAAGAGGAACGCCGCACTGTAGCAAATATGACGCATATCTTGTTAGAAGATGCGTTAAACGCACGCGGCATTTTTTTAAAGTCGGCTGATGGGTGGAGGAAGTGATGATGCAAACAACCACACACGCTCCATTTTTCCGCTTGCCACAAACAAGCGGACAAACAGCGGAGGCAAGACACAAAGCAGTGGTAACTGGCTATTTTGCTAAGTTGCGACAAGAAAAACTGGATGAACCGGGTGATTTGGTCGAGTGTTGTTACAAATACAACTCCCACGCCGAAAAAGCCTTGTTGTGCAGTTTGGCAGATTTACCAACAAGGGAGTTGCTTTCCGAGTTTGAGGCTGAAGAGCGTAAGCGCATTGGCGAAGCGGTGGCAATGCTTTCGAGGCTGCGCCACAAATACCCACAACACTTAAATTTAAGAATGTTTTATTAACACAAAATGAGGTGAGGGAAATGAGAAAGAAAGGTACGCAAGTTTGTATGGTGGTTGTCGAATCTAGTCAAAAGCGAAGAGAGTGTTATCGCATTGACGTATCGCAACTTGATAATTTAATTAAATATCGTCGCAGTGCGGCAGAGGGTAGTCTTGATGAGGTGAAGCAAAAGATTGACAGTAGGCGATCGAGGAATTTCGCAATACGTCAGCTAGAGGAGTTGGACAGATTGTATATGCTCAAAGAAGCTATTAATGATGCTAATCTCAAAGAAGCTATTATTAATGATGTTGCGGACAGCGAGGTACCGTATTAATGCAAGCCATTTTTATCGACGGCACCGACCGCATCAAAATTGAAGTAACGCCAACTGGTTATCAACAAACTATTTACCACCTGGATCTAAATTTAGGGATGTGGAAAGAAGTGCATAGCACTGAATTTAAAAGCTCTAATCTAATGCTATTAAGCCTCACTGCCGGTGAGTTAGCAACGGCAGAAGATACGCTGGAAGCACAAATCAACAAATTCATTGAATTAGCAGAACAGTTCAAAAATGAACGCATAAGATTGCAATCAGAGGAGTAATGCAATGTTTGGGTGCAGACAGCAGGAGCAGGCAAAGCCAAGCCATAACGAGCAATCGCCCGTTATAGCGGACGCTATGCCGAAAGTAACGCAGAGATCGTTGTCAGCACCTCACCTTACCCCGGCACAACAAGAAATTATGTTGTTGTCGCCGGAAAGTTTAAGCAGCGTTGAAAAATGGATTGAAATTTTACCGCGTCAGCAACAGCGAGAGCATTTCCGCAAACTATACGTGCAGGCATATAAATCTGTTAAAGATGACGGTTCAATAGCCTACAAAGTTGGCAACAAACAACGCAAACACGCTAACGAAACCTTACGCGAATTTGTCGAACATCGGTTAGCGTTGGTGTTATCACAATATCACATCAATTTAAACTGGTTGGATGCCAAAGGTTTTGCTTGTGAATACGACCAAGCAATGGAAGAAGCCAAACAAAAAGCCCAGCAAGCAGCAAAGCAACGTTACGAAAAACGGCTTAACAGCCGTGAACGCTTAACGCCGGAACAAGTGGCAGAAATCAACGCAGAATACCAAAACGAACTGTACGAATTGCATCAACAAGAGCAAGCAGATCAGGCAAAACAGCACGCCAAAAAAGAAAAAGCGTTGAAAGATAGCCGATTACCCTTTTTTCTACTCACACCAAAACGCCTCGACGAATTGGCGGCATTATTGGCGTTAAAGTTAAGCGATATGCAATATCAATTCATCAAAGAACAAGCCGAAAAAAACGAGGCTTACAGCAACGAACAAAAAAACGAAATCTTTTTAGCACTATATCACCGTTGCGGTGAAGTGCTGGAAAATATCGGTTTGCCCATTCAAAAATGGGAACAATACCGCCGCACCGGCACGTTAAAGCCGGAACAGGTAGACAGAGCCTTGATCACCATCAGCAAAGAAGACCGCTGGAAACGCCGTCTATATCGAGAACACAGAAGACAGCTTGAACACGTTGCTATCGCCGCTGGAGAAGTGCAAAAAAGAATAGCACCTTATGTATCAAACCAATGCTTTTCCGACTGGAAAGCCGCCAAAAAAAGCAATTTTGATTTTCTAAAATCAATGGCGTTAGAAAACATTGACGATCCGGACGAACGTGCTGATTTGTTAAGTATGTATCAGCGTTCTTGCAGTAATCCACAAATCCGCCGCATTGAGATGACCGTTCAGATTAAGGGTATCGAAGAGTGGTCGGAAGAAAACGGTTTGCAAGGTTACTTTATTACCTTGACCGCCCCATCAAAATATCACGCCAAAAAAATCAATGGTACAGACAATAAAAAATACAACGGCGCAAGCCCGAAACAAACGCACGCCTATCTTAACCGTGTATGGACGCAATATCGCTCCCTACTAAAAAAGCACGATATCAGCTTGAGCGGCGTGCGTGTTGCCGAACCACATCACGACGGCACGCCGCATTGGCATTTATTGGTTTACTTCAAGCCGCATCAAGCGGAACAAGCCTTAACCATTTTTAAAGAAAAAGCTTTTGCAGAAGATGGCGACGAAAAAGGAGCAGAAAAACACCGTTTTAAAGTGATGGCAGTTGAAACCGGCAATCCGGAACGTTCCGCCGTAGGTTACATAATGAAATATTTACAAAAAAACTTAGACGGTTTCGCCACAGATAACGCAATGAGTGATGAAGCTGATATCACCTTCAAAGACAACGCCAAGCGTGCCAATGCGTGGGCGAGCGTGTGGGGAATTCATCAATTCCAATTTTTTGGTGTGGCAAGTATTGGTGTATGGCGTGAATTACGCAAATTAACCAAAAAACAAGAGAACGATACGATTGACAAAGGCAGAGCCATTGCCGACGTGGGCGATTTTGCCTCAATGCTGCAGTTGCAGGGTGGCGCAGGTGCAAGCCGTAAAGACCAACAAATTGTACTGCACTACATTGACAGTGATCCGAACGAAGACGGCTTAACCTACCGAAAAGTGGTTGGCGTGCAAGAAAATCCGAAAAAAGTTGTCAATCCGGAAATTGTCTACACCAAGACAAAAAAATGGCGCATCGTCAACAAAACAGCAGAAGAGCAGCAAATCAGCGCGCAGAGTGACGCATCAGCAGAAGTGCAAGACGTGATAGAAGAAAATGACGTTGTCACGTGGCACGAATTAAACAATGGCGGGCTTGCCCGCCCTAGGACTTGTGTCAGTAACTGTAACCGCCCAAAAATTGAACAAAAACTAAAAAATGAGCTAAAACAGCTTTTAGGATACTGTACAAATGCACATATCAATTACTTAATGGAGGGAAATAGGCTAATTATTAATCGAAAACAATACATTCAGTTAAAAAATGAACGGTTATTAATGTTTGATTTACAACCAAATTCAGAAAATGACAGTGAGCAACGCTTGCGAGAATGGGCAAGAAGCCACAAAAACAGCCTAAATATCAGCGAAGAAGTATCTTTTTAGAAGAATTGATTAACTTTAATACAACAGTAGGAGCAAAAATGCAAGAAGAAAACCATCAACAAACCATCACTAATGAAATGATTTGGAAAAAATTAGAGAAGCTTGATGACAAGTTGCGAGTGATAGAATTTTTAATCCGCTCAAAAGAAGTAGATGAAACCAGCACCGAACTATGGACAGTGCAGAATGTTGCCGATTATTTCCAATTCTCGCAAGGGCATTTGTATCGAGTGATTTTTGCAGATCCGGATTTTCCAAAAGCAATAGAGGTGAAGGCACAGAAAAAGCAAGAGCCAAAGCCAACAGCAGAGCAAGAGTCAAAGCCAACAGCAGAGCAAGAAACGAAATCAGAACAGAAAACAAAACCAGAGCCAAAACCGCGACAACGTTGGATGGCTGGAGAAGTGGTTGCCTTTGCCAAACGCAGAGCGAAGAAAAAGGCAGCCGCCAAATTAGCATATAGAGAAGCATTAATCTAGCAATAACGAAACCTTTTTCATATCAGGGGCATAATAGGTGTTTTGCAAAATAGACAAATCACGATGCCCCGAAATTTTGGCCAACGTCATCACATCAACTTTTTCTGCCAACCTTGTCAATGCCTCACGCCGGGTGTCGTGAAAATGCAAATCATCAATCATTAACCGTTTTTTTAATTTTCTAAATAACGCATCTAATTGAGAGGATTTTAACTGGAAAACGCTATCATCACGCCGCATCTGTTTCAGCAGTTGCAAAATAGCAATTGCCGTTTTAGAAAGCGGCACATCACGCGACCAGCCGTTTTTCGTTTGCGGCAGGTGTGCAATGCGGTCTTCAAAATAAACATTATTCCAGGTTAAGCCGACAATCTCACCGGCACGCATTGCCGTTTCAATGGCGAACAAAATCGCTGCACCGACTCTTGCCGTGGCGGTAGTTGGCACCTCATCAAACGAAAAGCCCGAATTATCAAGCAACGCCTTGATTTCCGCTTGACTATAACGGCGAGTGCGAGGTTTGGCAGCGGCAGGTTTTCTAATGCCTTTCATTGGGTTAGCGTGCAATAATTTCCATTCATTGATGGCGACATTGAAAATATTGCTTAATGTCGACCATTCACGACGAACAGTTGACGGAGAAACCGATTTAAGCCGGTCATCACGCCAGCGAATAAAATCAACGTCAGAAATATCTTTAAGCGACTTTTGAGCGACCGGCAACCGCTGAAAACGGCTAAGCACTTGCGCCTCTTTTCTTGCGCCACGTTTTCGTGGTGTCACTTCTTCAATGTAACGGTCAATCACCGCATAAAACGGCACATCAACCACATCAAGGTATAAACCGGTGTCGATTTGAGCCTCAATATTATTAGCCCAAACAACCGCCTCTGATTTAGTGCGAAAAGTTCTAGATTTTGAAACGCCTTTTTTTCTGATTTGAGCGCGCCAACGCCCATTGCGTTTAATAAAGGTTGCCATATTGAAAAATCCTATTTAACTTGTGAAAAAGTGGTGTAATCCGATTGTAATTCTGGTGCAATTTGATGTTATTACACGCAAAACTAGATCACAACAACGGAAAAAATAGAAGTAACAAAAGCAACAAAAAGCGTTATAAATCAACACTTTATTATAATAAAAAGCAACAGATCACAAAGCTAAAAAGGATGGATTTTTTACAATGGT